CGCCCGGACCTGACTTTCGATGGTCTTCAGGTGCTCGTCGAGTTTGGCACGCTGCCCGTCGGTCATGTCGACGTCGATGACCTCCGGGCGTAGCTGCCCGACAATCCCGCCCGCTACCTCCGCGAGGCGGAGGTGATCCGCGGTCGCCTTCACCCTCGACCCGGGTGACCGCTGCTCGACGACCGTCTCCCGCACTTCGCCCTTGGGGGTGCGCTTCTTCGTGGCCGTCTTCTTCGCCGACGCACTGACCTCCTGGACGGGTCCGGCGTCGACGGCCGCCGCTACCTTCGTTGCGTTGATGATGACTTGGTTGGTCGCCCGAGTGTCCTGCTGTCGTTCGAGAGCCGACTCAGGGATGAGTCCGAGCCGCTTCAGTTCCCGCGGTGTCAGGTGCCGGCGCAGAGCGTTGTTGACGTGGTAGCGGACGGCCGTTTTGATGCGGTCTTCGTCGACGCCTGCACGTCGATACATCTCGTTCACGGCCTTGCGGTACTCGCCGTCACGGCCTAGCCAGTCGTCGTGCTGACGTCGCAATGCCAGGACCACAGTTGCGATGTTCTTCAGGAGGATCGTCGGGTGATGCTCAATCCTCCCCCACTCCCGGGCGTACGCCGCACCGCGGACGACTAGCATCTCCTCCGACTCGTCCTTGATGTCGTCGAGCTCCAGCTGACGCGGGTCACTGACGTTCACGCGCACAGCTTCGCCCTTTGATTGCCGGGCAACTTCGCTGGAGCTCATCTGACCGTTCCCTCTCGAAGGACTATGCGCCGCTGGTTGACGGCAGAGTAGCGCAAAACGTTTGACGTTGACAGAACCCTACAGTAACCAGCGGCGCAAGATCACTCTTCTGTGAACGGCTTCCCGCACACACCACAGATGATCGGTCCCGCAGCAGCGACAGTCTGTGAGATGCGGAAGCTCCTCGACGGGGTGCACTTACACCGTAAGGTCAGGCGGTCAATGCGGGACTTTGTCGTCGGAAGCGTCAGGTACGGCAACGTCGTTGGGATTGTCCGCTCCAGCTCCTCCAGGTCTGGGGCGTGCCGGCTCCGGGCTTCATCGCTCAGGACGAAGCTGTCGTACCCGCGGCTCCCTGATCTCTCGGCGCCCTCCTCCCACTCCAGACCTACTTCTTCCGCAGTCGTGAGGAAGCTTTGGTTGTGGTACGAGCCCCGCGCGGTGAGATCCTTGACTCCTCTTCTCCAGTTGAGGATGTGGGCGGCGTCGTGAAGGACGGTGCCGATGAATGTCTCAGCGCCTTCCGCCAGGACATCGGCGTTGACGACGAGGCCCGTGACGACGCCGTCGACGACTCCCCATCTCTCCGGGCCGTGGTCGTACATACGCGACGTCGGGGAGACGGTGGGCCGTATGGGGGGTAGCTCCGGTACCTCCGAGCGCAATCGCTCCCATAGAGCGTTGAGCGCGTCCAGTAGCGGGCCGGGTGAGGTCGGCATGCGCGGAGTATAGGGGCTGCGTCGACCGCCACACCCGGCGTGAATCAGCCCATCCATACCGGTTTACGGGACCCGGAAACGCAAAAAGCCCCGCCTCCCGGAGAGGGAGACGGGGCTTTCTGTCGTGCAACGTCGGAGTCCTTGAGGTTTCAGTGACCAGAAGTAACCGGGCAGCGCAGTCTGTTTGTGTCCAGGGTCACACTTGATTTTTGCTACGCGGGCGTGACCCTCCGTCGCGCGCTCTCACCGACGAGTAGCGGCAGAGCGACGACGCCCACAGCGCCGATTGTCTCAGCCGTCCCGGCGTCGATGGCGGGGAAGACGACGGCCAGTGCGAGAGTCGCTGACGTCAGGAGGGCCCGCAGGCGGACAGGCTCCGTCGAGGCGAACTCCTGGAGAGCCGCCTTCGCGCGGAAGGTGAGGGCCTGGAGGTACAGGATGATTGCGTCAATGTCCATGAGTGCCTTTCGTTGAAGGTCAGAACTTCATGGCGAACCGGGCGGACTCCAGGGCGTGAATCTCGTCCCAGATCCGTTCGAGCTGCTCGCCCAAGTAGGCAAGATCGCCGTCGTTACGGACGAGGTAATGGGCGTCCTCCGCCCCGACGGAGTTCTCTGACTCGTGGTTGAGCTGCGGGACACCGGGACGCTCGATGTGGAGGAGCCGGAATCCCGCCCGCTTCAGGGCGGCGACCTCGTTCGGGTACCTGACGTCAGTGACGACGACCGGGACTCCCGCGTCGTTGGCTTCGATCGCCTTCGCCAGGACGGGGCGAATCCAGATGTCCGGATCCACTGCGCGCATGGCGGAGCCGAGTTCCTGGAGGATGCGGCGGACTTCAGGGACTACGTCCTTAGCCCGCTCCCACGGTGCCCGCCTGTCGACGTTCGAGACCGGGCGACGCCAGTCGACCACAGGGGGACGCTGGAGTGCGTCGGACAGTGTGTCGATGCCGTCTCCGTAGTCGTAGACCTCGACGATCGGGTCTACCTTCAGCGCCGCTTCCTTCAGCGCGTCCGCGAACGCCACGCGCCGGTAGCCCCGCTCGTCGGTGAACCACTTGCCGGCGGTGTCCTTACCGACCCTCATGCGGCCGATGATCCCTACGTTCACTTCCCTCTCCCTACGTGTGGTGACACGTAGGTAATGGGGCGCAGAGGCGGAGATGTGACGCGGCCTAGCCGACTGCGGCCCAAAACGTGAGGTTCGTGAGGGCGTTGCTTGCAGGCGTGATCGTGGCCGGCAACGCTGCCTGTCCCGTACCGTTCGTCGCGAAGCGGGCCGTGGCACCCGAAGTGTTCGCGCCGTGCAGGCCCCCGCTCAGCGTCCCTCCGCGGTAGATCTGCGGCATGGTCGTTGCGGTCGCCAGGAACGCAACCCAGTACAGGCCCGGGGACACGTCGACGCTGATCGTCTCCGTGAAGGGGCCAGTGGCAGTGACTCGCGCATCGACGCCGACGGAGGCAAGCCTCGCCCCCGCTGCGCTGTAAAGCCCGACGAAGTTCTGACCTGCCGTCGGCGTGACGCCCGCCGTGTTGATGCCCCACATGATCTTCGTCAAGGTCGTGTACTTCGGGACGTAGACCGCGGACAGGTACAGCGTTCCCGACACTCCGGCACTTCCGTTGCCGATGGTGGCGGGGTCCTGCGTCCAGGCGACGAGGCCATGGTCAGACGGCTTCGGTACGCCGAGAGCGCGACCAGCCACCGAAAGACTGTTCGTGATCCCGTCGAGCGTCGCTCCACCGTCGACGGCGCTCGTCGGGGACGCAGGATCGCCGACGAGTTCGCGGATGTTGAGGCCCCGCTGAAGACGGGTGTTGCCGCCTCCGTCCCTCCATCCGGCCGTCATGCCGTTAAGGACGCCGCTATGTACCGCGACATAGGTACTGCCGGTGACCGACACGCCGTACTGAGGAGACCGCGTCCCGGAGCTGTCGTCGTCGATACCCGTCAGGACGCTGACGTCACTCGCCTCGACGATGCCGGGGCACGTATCCACCATGAGGCCGGCGTAGTTGCCTCCGCCTGTCCCTCCGTTGCGCCCGTCTCGGTTCAACCGCGCGTTCGTGATCACCACAGTTGCGCCGGCGGATCCTCCCGTGACGAGGATTCCGCCCTGTGCGTTGCGGTCCGTCGAGCAGCCGATGAGCGACAGCTGTGCGTTCCCGGGGACGAGGTGGAAGCCCTTCAGGTTCCACTCGCTTCGGCACCCGATAAGCGTGGTGTTCCCGCACCCGCTCAGGTAGAAGCCGTAACCCGCGGAGCCGATGGCCTCGACGTCGATGAGCGTCGAGTCCGTCGTGTTGTTGAGGCTGAACGCGTTTCCTCCACAGTCAGATGAGATGACGCGGCGGAGGCGACTGGAGTACGGGGCCTGCGGGAGTCCGGCGGGAGCGGAGAAGTTGTAGGTGAAGAACACCGCATGTCCGCCGAATTTCTTGATCGACAGGTTCTCGAAGACGAGACCGCGGATGGTGCCCTGCGCCTGAACGCCGTCGACCGCGTTACCGGCCGGAAGTGCGGTGCCGTCTAGCGTCAGGTCGTAGAGCCGCTGCTCACACGACTTCGCCGCGTATCCACCGAGCGGGGCGTCCAGGATCAGGATCACTGCGGCCCCGGTGAACGTCGACAGTGCCTTGATGCGGGCACTGACCTGCGTCCACCCGCTCAGGTTGTCGAAGTGATCGCCGTGGGACCCCCTCAGCGTCACCCCGGGCGGGATGACGAGCGGAGCCGACGTGCGGTAGGTGCCGGCGGGAAGGTAGACGACGCCACCTGTCCCCGCTGCGTTGAGGGCGTTCTGAATCGCGGCTGTGTCGTCCGACGTTCCGTTGCCCGTTGCGCTGTACGGCGCCTTCCTCACATTGATCCAGTCGGTCACGCCGACTGCTGTGAGCCCCGCTGCTGTGCCCGCCGGGTCCGCCCCGACATCCGCGGCCGTCAGGGAAACGACGCCAGTCTCTCCGTTGACTGAAGCGACACCGTTCAGTGCGACGCCGGACGTCGGCCAGGAGCCGGCGGACTTCGGGCCGTAGAGGGAGACGGCGCCGGGAGTGGTGTCTATGTAGTAGTCGCCATTGACGCCCAGGACGTCGGAGGGGGCGCCGGATCCGTTGTAGATCTGCGTCCCGTCCTTGCCCTTCGGGCCGGTGATGACGACATAGTCACCCTCGCTCGGGTCAGTCGGAGCGATGTCCGCCAGGTCCACGGTGGGCGTCGCCGACGGAAGCGCGATGGGGAACGTCCGCCCATGCACCTGATGGAGACGCTCGACGACCGTGTAAGTCCAGTCCGACGGATCTCCGCCTGCTGCGTCCGTCGCGATCAGAGAGACGGAGAAGGCGCCCGTCGAGTCCAGCGCCACCGTGGCAGCGCCGAAGCTGATGACGTCGGCGTCCGGGAACGTCAGGTGCGCCGGGGGCTCGAAAGTGAGCGTGCCCGTCAGCGGCGTACCATCGGGCCGGATGTAGCGGCCCGTGAGGTTCACGGACGCGATGCTGATGGGTACCTCTGGCATTTACGTGTCTCCTCGCGGCGGGGCCTGACGGCCGATCAAGAGGTGCTCCGCGTCGTGGCCTGCCTGCCACTCGCGTACGCGGGCGACGTCCTCACGGACGCCGTCGATGTCGTCACGCACGTCGTTGATGCGCGTGTTGAGGAGGTCGCCCAGCGCCTCCAAGTGCTCCCGAGTTGCGGTCCCTTGCTCCTCCACGGCCCCCGCTGTGTGCCGCTGGAGGGCACGAAGGGCGGGAACGGCCGCGATCACGGCCGCGCCAATGACTGACACGGCCGTGATGAGGGAGACGAGGACTTCGGTACTCACGCCTTCGCCGTGAAGCTGTGGCGGGCAGCGAGCTTGCGCAGGGACTCCAGGCCGACGGCACCCGTCGCGGACGAACCCTTGTAACCGACCTTCCGGCGGAAGGCGTCGTATGCGGCCTGCGTCAGCGTCCCCCACGAGCCGTCGGCATACCGCTTTTCGAGGAGACGCTCAGCGACGAGGGCCTCCTCCACGATGTCGACCTCCGTCTTGTAGGTCGTGTGACCGGTCGGAGCCGGGATGTCCTTCGCGCGAGCGGCGTTGAGGTGCGCGACGGAGACGACGGGCTTCGCCGGGGTCGACGGCTTCGGCGTCGAGGGGGTCGCAGGGGCCTTTGGAGCCGCAGCGAACAGGATGGCCGGCGAGATGTTCCCCGGGTCCCAGTGGTCGTTGCCCGGGACGTTGCAGTGCCCGTAGTGGCCACCCTTCGTCAGCCACGTCGAGCGCGTGCGCTTCGCGGAGCTGTCGCCGTACTGCGTGGCCAGGGCGCCCATGGGGAAGACGTCGGGGACGCCCCAGGAGCGGATGGCGCGCATGAGGGCCTTGAAGTTCGGTCCGGGCTTCCAGGTCCGCGTGAACGGGGAGCCCGCTCGCCCGAGAACTTCGATCTGGATACAGACCTTCCCCGTGCGGTTCGTCCTCGTCGACCCGTCGTTCTTCAGCGCACGGGCCGACTCGTTGAGCGGCCCGTACTGCGCCAGGCGGTCAGTGCTCGGGTCGTACAGGATGTGTGGCTCAGCTCCGATGGTGATCAGATACCGGCCGACGGCGACGAACGAGGCGTCCCCCTGCCCGCTCTCCGTGGTGTGCCAGACGACGCGTCCCGGGTTCGACGGCGTGTCCATCGCACCACCGATGGTGCCGTCGCCGAGCCGCTCAGCTTCCTTGATCCAGATCTCACCCATACGGGATCCCCTCCAGGGCATGAAAAAGCCCCGTCACTGCGGGGCGTGAATGTCTTTCGGTATGTGTGGGTCAGTCGCCGGCGGGGCTGAACATGACTCCGTCGAGGCCGAACCATGGCGGGTTGGCTGTCGTCCCCTGGCCCCCGCCGGCCTCGACCATCGCCGAGAGCGTTCCGTCAGTTCCTACTTCGAGGCGTCCCGTCCAGCGGGTCACACCGCTAATCGTTTGGCGGTTGGTCGGGACGATGAAGCATCGGAGACTGCCAGGCGCCATGGACGACGGAATGGACGCAAACGGAATGGCGTCTCCGCCGTCATCGAAGTTGCCGTTGTTGGAGCGCTTGATACGCCCGCGGAGTTCGATCCCTCCGCCCGCCTTCTTTCGCCAACCCGGAGATCCGGCGATAGCGTTGTAGCCCGTTTTGAATGTCAACGGCTGCCACGGACCGTCAGACAACAGGAGCCAGGTTCCGTCAGCCTGACGTCCTTCCCATCGGTCTTCGGCGATGAGATACGTCAGCATCCCGGGAACGGGCTTAGTGCTGCCGGTCAACGCCGCAGCACGGGCGTTGGCGTCGGCGAAACGCATGACCAGCCTTGGAACGAAGCCGTTTACAAGCGTTTGCAGCTGAACTTCGATGTCCGGCACATCTCCCAGTACCGGATACTGAACTGCCTGACTGTACGCGTCACTGCGGGGCATGGTTAAGGCGCCTCCTGCGCATCAAGAATTGAGGGTTATGCAAGTGCGCCGTCGACAACCCAATTGCCGTCCGCGTTACGCGATACCTTGACGACGTCATTGACGGCCGGAGACGAATACGACTTCAGCCGGCGGACACCCGCGACAGGGCCGCGGGTCGTCGAGATGTCGACCGTCCCGTCACCGTTGACGGCCGTCACAGAGGCCAGGCCCCACGAGGCCGCGCGCTGTGTGACGGTTTCCACCACAAGCCGCTGAACTGCGTCTCTGAGCTGCTTCGAGAGCCTCACGAGGCGTCCTCCTTCCCGCCGCGGAGCGCGATAGAGAACGCCCCGTCAGACGTCAGGGGGACGGACAGGGACTGCACGAGGTAGCGCTCCTTTCGCCCGACGTAGGAGAGGCGGATAATGTCGTTCCCCTCCAGGGCGGGGTTCGGGAGTGAGTCCAATGAGGTCTGCACGTTCGGCGCGATGGCGTCGAATAGAGCGTATTCCGCGGCAGCCTGGCAATCTCCGGTGGAAAGCCAGAGAGCCGACGAAATGAACTTCGTCGTCTTGCCGAATGGGCCGCCCCACCGAGTGGGACTCGTCGGGTCCAGATCCTTCGCGTAGCCACTCACAGGCGTGGAGCCTGACGAGGCGTTCTCCCCCGATGCCGCAACGGCGTTGTAAACGCCCGTTCTTGGCATGGAACGCGCGGAGGATATGAGGTTGCCTCCCTCTCCCTCCGCGATGTCCCACGCAACGGTGCCGTTTACGACGTCCGGAAGATCGGTGATGACGAAGCGATTCTGAGCGTCGACGAATATCTCCGCTCGCATCGCCAGAGCGATTTGAGAAACGGCGTCCCAACGGTCTCCGCCCGCGTCCCACGTCGCAACCGCGCACGCTGGATTCCGGGCTCCTGCCGTGAGATTCACGATCGTCGCCGTTGGAAGTGTCTGACGGATGAGCGCTTCCATGACGTCGACGCACCCGCCATAGCCCCGAGTGGTGAAGGGGGATATGAACTTGTCGTCGATGACTGCGCACTCCATGGAGGCCCCGGTGACGCTCACCGGTCCGAAATGGACGTCGCCGGAAGGCTCGTTGATTCGGAAGGTCCCGAGCGGGACCCACTCCTCCGCGCCATTGGAGAAGCGGATCCCGCGCGATACGACGAGCTGCTGACCGTAGGGCGCGAGGGGGTCTAGCTCCGCCCACGGCAGGAGCTTCGGATCCGACACCGTCAGCGACAGTGCCCGCCTCGTCTTGCTCCCCCGGTCGACGGTCACAGAGCCGTCGGAGAAGGGGAGGCCGGCAGCGACCAATGATCCGTTGTAGTAGGCGTCAACCTTCGCGACCATGACGTGTGACGTCGAGAGGGTTTTGAGGAACGTCGAGCTGACTGGGTACATCAGTGCTTCACGCTCCTGTGTAGACGTCGAGCCAGGTACTTGCGCCGGCCAGGGCGTCGGCCCATGTGTCGTCCGAGTCGGCAACGGTCTGCCACGTGCGGTCAGCGCTGCCTGTAACGCCGCCGATTGGACGGCCTACTTGGGTCAGCGGCAGAACCCACATGCGGTCGTGGAACTCCGCATAGTCGACGACCGGTGCGGCGCTGACGTCGCCGACGGACACGTACATGTCCTCCTCGCCCCAGCCTGGAGGCCACTGCAGGAGCAGCGGTCCGCCAGAGTCGAGCACCCACCACAGCGAGTCGCGGTCGGCGTCCGTCTCCGTGACGACGGTGAGGTCCCCCGCTTTCCCTCCGCGGACGTCAGAGATGACGATCGGGAGTGAGGCGCCCCTGACTTGGTTCATCCCCTGGCGTGCAGGGCGAGACCACGTCGGCATGGGCGTTGCGACGGTGAGCTTGACGTTCCTCTGCGGGAGTCCTGGATCCTTCAGCCACACGTCGGTGATTTCGGCGTCCAGGGTGACCGGGTCGGAGACGAAGCTGAGCGAGCCAAACCCGCTAGGGTTCTTAACCGTCACTCGCCACTGCACAGGCACGCCTAGCGGGGCCTCGTAGTCAGTGGCCACGGCCACATCTCCCGTGATCGGCTGCGACGACAGGTCGCCGCTCCAGCCGCGCACAGGTTGGGCTGCCTGGCCCGAGATGATTCGTTCGAGCGTCCACAGGTACGTCGGTCCGCCGCTCGTCAGGCCACGCACGGTGATGGCTGCTCCGCCACCTCCCGCGGCTACAGCCTTCGCTGTCAGCCCGCCTAGGCGCCACTCGACTCGGTCCAGATACCAGACTTCGCCGGTAGGAACGTCCGGGACGACGAAGCTCAGGCGGACAGCGACGGCTCCGTCGGGAGTCAGGTCACCCATGCTGCCCGCGAGCCATCCCGTCGTCCGCCCCGTCCAGGACTGCCAACGGGTTCGAACGGGAGTCCCCGACGAGTCAAGCCACTCGATGCGCGTCTGATAAGTGCGCGCCACCGTCTGAAAGCTGCACGGAAGGAACTGATAGCCGAGACCAGCCGTCACACCGATCGGGTTCGTGATCGTCGCCACGATGTCCCCGCCCGCCGCGACGAGCTTCATCGAGTAGGAGCCGGCTAGGACTTGCTCCGTCGTCTGGGACGCTGTGGCTCCTGAGACTGACCAGCCGGAGACGTCCTGCTCCATGTCGCTCGTGTTGTAGGGCAAGAGATTGCCCGTCGTCATGAGCGCACTTGACGGTGCCAGGACTGCTCTGTCGTAGACCCACTGCTGACCCGATGCCGTGGACTGTGGGGCAAGGCCCATCTTTGCCGTCACGGCGCCCGCCGGAGCGGTGCCGACGACAACACATCTCGTCCACTGTCCCGATGTCGGGGTCCAGTCGGCCGAAGAGACGCTGATCTGTGCCCCAGTGCCGTCGAGCCACTGTATTTGGATCTTCTGCGTCAGCCCCGCGGCTCCTGGAGTCACGTAGGCGTAGGCCACGTACTCAGTACCCGTCGAGACGCTCACCGACTGCGCAGTGAGCGCGAGACACGAGCCGGAGCCCGTCGACGTCAGACGGAGCGACTGGTACCACGTGAACGCACTCGTTGAGATCCCCAGCGAGCACAGGGAGGACGCTGTCCAGCCGCTCGCGTCGGCCTCCGCCGACTCCGTGTTGAAGGAGAGGAGGTTTCCCGTCGAGGGCGTCGTCAGCCCCAGGAACATGCGATCCGCGAACCACGCTTGCGCGGCGGCCGTTGCCGTCGGCCTGATGACTACGTCGGCCGTCGCAGCGTTCGAGGGAGCGGTCCCTACAACGCCCACCTGATGCCAGGTCGCGGACGGAGCCGACGTCAGCGGGCCCTGCGCCGTACTGATCAGCGTCCCGCCGGACGTGTACCACCGGATCTCTATGCGGGACTGAGCACCCACAGCCGGCGGGAAGACCGACGCGCACGCCCAGTGCTCCGCGTTCGGAGTGACAGCCACTCGCGACGCTAGGCCGACCTGGACATCACCCGCGGCGACGGACGTGAACCTGAGACACTTCGATCCGAGCGTCCCTCCGGTCGACTGCGTGGGATTCGTGGAGTTGATGAGCGCCTGCCACGCGGAGGCGTCAGTCTCGACGCTCTCCGCGTTGGCGGACAGGAGATTGCCCGTGATGGCCACTACTCAGCAACCTCCCCCGGAGCGGGGTACGTCGGCCCGGTGATGATCGGGCTTCCGTCCTCCGACGGAGGCGTAGCCGGCCCCGGTTCGGGATCCGGCTCAACGACCTCCGGCGTGTAGTCCACGATTGGCGGGACCACTTCGCCCTCTGCCGGCGTCTCGTCGGGCATCAGATCCACCTTCCGTTGTTGAGGTCAGTAGCGGTTTCGGAGTCGTATGTGTTGATCTCCGTTCGGACGATGTCCGTGATCTCGCGGTCGCCCACGAAGACGCGGACGTCAGCCTGAACATGCGTCGTCCCGCCGCTCTTCGCCGAGCGGATGTCGGACCACTGGGACCCGGTAAATACCGGCTCGGGCTTGCCCGTTCCGTTGGCCACGACCGACAGACCCGGCGGGAGGTAACCGCCGTCGTCGTACCAATGCGGGGAGCGTCCGAGCCACTTCGCATACGCGGCCGACGGGGAGCCGTAGTCGGGACGGTGCTTGATGTAGTCCAGTCCCCAACGGATCTGCGTCGCAGCGTTGGACTTCCAGTCGGAGCCGGCAGACGCCATCTTCGAGCCCGGAAGAGCCTGCGGGATCCCGTAGGCGCCTGAGCTGCGGTTTTCCGCATTCCAGCGCCAACCGGACTCGCCCTGCCACAGCTTCTCCAGGGCGGGGAACTGATCCGGCCCCCATCCGAACTGTCCGAGGAGGCCCTTCGCATACGACTTCGCCGAAGAGATGCTCTTCGACGTCGACGTCCCCGATCCACCACCCGTCAGGTACGGCATGGGGTCTACCGACTTGCCGTTGAGCCGCGCCTCCAGGTGGAGGTGAGGGCCAGTGACGTTGCCGGTTGCGCCTACCTTGCCGATCTGCTGACCCTGCGCCACGTGCTGATTGAGCCCGACGAGGATCTTCGAGAGGTGCGCGTACAGGGAGGAGAGGCCGCCACCATGGTTGATCTCCAGGTGGTTGCCGTACGGTCCCGCGGTGCCGACGCTCGACACCGTTCCGCCGGCGACCGACTTCACGGCTGTGCCGATGGCTGCCGGGAAGTCGAGGCCCGTGTGATGTCCGGAGCTCCACATCGAGCCGGCCACGCCGAAGCGCGTGCCGTACGGAACGTTGACGGGCTTCGCCCACTGGCCTACTCCGCCACCCGCGGTGAACATGTCGGCGACGGAATTCAGGATCTTGTCCCGCAGTCCGTCAGCCATGCGCCCCGGGTACTTCGCGAGCGCCTTGCCCATGGGAGCGGAGCCGACTCCAGCGTTGACCTTCCCCAGGATCGGCTTCATCAGCCGAGACCAGATCTTCGAGGGGTCCGTCAGGAGGTCAGCACCGGTCTTCGCCCAGTTGATGCCCTTGCCGATGACGTCCCCGACGCTGTCCTTCGTCCAGTCCCACGCGTTGGAGAGACCACCGAGGACGCCGCCGGATTCGAGGAGCTGAGTCCCCGCCTGGCGGTGAAGGGAAAGGGCACGTCCCCGGTACTTCGGATCGGTCGGGATGACGTATTCCGGGTACCGCGGGTTTCCCTCGCCGACGATTGCCGTCGGACGGTTCGTCTTCATCGGGCGTGCGACTGACCATCCGTCGCCCACCGTTCCGCCCGCTTCGAGGAGCTTAGGGCCGTCAGGCAGCTTGGAAAGTCCGACGTACTTAGCTACACGATCCCAGACGGCTTTCACGCCATTCGTGTAAACCCACTTGATCAGGAAGTTGACGGGGGCCTTCGTGATGTTCCGGAGTTGGTCCCACTGCTTCCCGATCGCCTCACGGGCAATTCGGAATGCGTCGGCGAGTACGTCGAGGGCACTTCGCATCGCCTTGAACTGGGGCTTGATTCCCTTGTCGTACAGCCAGGACGCCTTACCGGCGATGAAGTCCATCGAAGGCTTTACGGCGTTGCTGTACAGCCACAGGAACTTATCGCCGAGCCACTTCAGGTGATCCCAGATCGCCTTGACGACAGGCTGTAGTGCCTTCTCCCACAGCCATTTGGCAATCTGTGCAATCAGGTCGAACTGTGGCTTGATGGCTTTCTGGTAGAGCCATACAGCGATAGCGCCTATCTGCTCGAAAGCAGGCTTGAACGCATGCTTCCACAGCCACTCGGCAACCAAGCCGAGACCCTGAAGCGCTATCCAGATGGGCGTGATCACTAGCGTGATCAGCACAGCTAGGAAGATCTTCGAGGCGAGCCAGATCCCTTGGAACGCAGGCCAGATGGCGTTCTTCCACAGCCACATAGCGATTTCACCGAGCTGCTTCAGACCCTCCCAGAAGTACTTGAGGACAGGGCCGAGCACCTTATCCCAGAGGAACAGCGTTGCAACCTTTATCCCCGTCCAGGCCGCGTCAACTGCGGTGTGGAACCACCCGACGTTCTTGTAAGCCCAGATGATGCCGAGAACGAGAGCGGCCACGGCGACGACGACCAGCTCAATGAGCGGGATAATTCCCGTCGCCTGAATTGCAGCGGCCCAACTCCAGGTGCCAGTAGCGGCACCCGCTACCGCGAAGTTGTACCCAACGAGTGCAAGTGCCCAAAGGGGAGCCGCAAGCTTGATCGCCTGGTTTACCGCGTAGATCGCCCACAACGCCTGTACGGCCCACGGGGCGTTCTGCGAAATCCAGGAGATCCCGTCGAGGAGCGGCGACAAGACAGCCATTGCAACCTGGCTCATGGGCTCCAGGGCCTGAGTCACGTCGATGGTTGCGTCAATCAGGTCACCGAGGAATTCAGCGACACCGGGAGACGTGTCCTTGACGTACTGAAGGAACCGCTCGAATTCCGGGCTCCCCTTCAGTCCCGTCCCCCACTTGGCGAACCGTCCCGTGATCCGCTGCATGGTGTCGGAGATGCCGTCCATGTGCGGAAGGAAGGCGTCGATGATTCCGGCCATGCCCTTCAGCACGTTGCCGAATGCGACTCCGAGTCCGACGATCGCCGGCTTAGCGTTCGCCGCTATGTCGGCCTTGAAGCCCTGCCAGAACGGCTTCTTCAGGTCGGCACTCGCGCGGTCCATGAGCTCGCCGATTGCATCGGCAGCCGCCTGGACGAGCGGCGTGAGCGTCGGAAGCGTGGCCTTCGCTCCGTTGACGCCCCGCGTGAAGATCGGGAGGGTGTCCGGCTGCATCTCCTTCGACCACGCCTTGAAGGCGGCCGTCAGCCCCTTCGGGCCGGCGATGGAGTCGAATAGGTCGCGCTGCTCTGGCGTCAGCTTCGCGAGTGCCTTTCGGTACTCGTCCGCCTTCGTCACGGCATTCGTCGTCGTGTTGATGCTCGACAGGCGAGCCGACTCGATGCCTCGCTCCGCGGATGCGATGGACTCCGCGGCCTGGACTTGGGTCGTTGCGACGTTCGTTACGGCGTCGGCGAGGTTGCGCTGAGCGTCGGCAACGGCCTGTGCAGACTGCACCTGCGACTGAGCTGCCGCTCTTTGGGCGTCGGCTACGGCCTCCGTCTGGTCCTGGACGTTGCGCTGAGCGTCGGAGAGCTGCTCCGCTGCACGCTTGACGGCGTCGTTGCCGTTGACGCCCGCCTTCTTCGCGTCGTCGGCCGACTTGACGAGCTCCGCGTAATCCTTCTTCTGCTGCTTGGCAGCCTGGACCGACTGATCGTAGGCAAGCTGAGCACGCTCTAGCTGGAGGTCCGTCGCCTTGCCGGCGTCGTATTCCAGCTGTGTGCGGTTCAGCTCCTCCTGTGCCTCCTGGACGCGGAGGGTGGCGTCACGCTCGTCAAGCTTGCCGCGCTCCAACTGGTCGTTGAGGTCCCGGAGTTGCTGAGCGGCGTCGACGCGGGCCTGAGTGAGAGCCTCCTCAGCCTGTCGAGCCTGACGCTTGGCGTCGGAGAGGGAGTGCTCTGCGCGCTCGACGTTCTCCGCTGCCTGGCGTCGCTGCTCCATGGCACGTGCGGCAGCCTGCCCGAGAGCGCGCTCCGCATCCTCTACCTGGCGGTTGGCCTGAGCGATGGAGCGAGCCGCGTTGCGGTGTGCGGACGTCAGCGACTGCTGTGCAGAGGCCATCTGGAGGGCGCGCTGTGCGGCCTGGACGCTCGCTGCTGCTGTGTTGGTCGTCGCAGTCGCGGACTCCTTCTCCGCGGCCGTCTTCGCCTGAATCGCCGTCGTCACGCCCTTGATGGCGGGGACAGCCGCCAGGCCGAAGGCTCCGACACTGGCTCCAGCCGCGACAGCAGCCGACGCGATGGCGCCGATCCCCGCGGCGACAATGGGTACGAGCGGAATCGCTACGACGGCTCCCAGCGCGACCGCAAGTCGCAGGACGGCACCGGTTGCGGCCGTCGTGTCGATGTCAATCGTCTTGTCGTCGACGGCAGCAATCTCCGCGCGGAGCTCCGCGAGTGCGGCCCGTGCGGTTGCCGTGTCGGCTCGGACGGCGACGTTCGCGTGGCTCGCTCCGAGCCGCTTCAGCTCAGCGTCGATCGCCTTGACCTCCGCCTCCGCTGCAGCCGCGGAGACGTCGATACCGATGCGCTTGTTGCTGAGCGTCTCCATGCGAGCGCGAAGGCGGGCAAGCTCCGCGTCGACGCCCGTGTCAGAGAGCCGGATGTCCAGCTTCGGCATCGCCTTGAAGGCAACTTCGAGCTTCCGACGCAGGGACGAGGCGAAGGCGCCACCCGTGTTGTCACCCTGACGCCGGGCTGCCCGCTGTGCGGCCTGTCCGCCCTGCAAAACGGCGTTGGGGATCGCGATCTGGATATGGTCCGAGATCGCGTCGCCCATGCGTCGCCCTGCCTCCTCGCCCACACGGTCAGCGGCAGGCAAGACGATCGCCTGAAGCTTCGCGTGCAGGGTCGGAGCGATCGGGACTACGTCGACTGCGACTGTCCCGACGATGTCCATGTCGCCGGCCACTACGCCTCCTTCGGCTGGTTTCTCAGCCGCGGGTCAAGCGCCGCGCGCTGGTCGTCTGTCAGCCCCCTCCGCGCTGTGGCGGACTTCGGGGGAATGCCGGGTCGCGGCGTGGGTTCGAACTCACCGGGCTTGCCGCCGTTCGCGGCGACCATGACCATGCGGAGGAGTCGCACCTCGTCCTTCACGGAGGCGAGGAGGATCTCTGTTCCACTCCACGGCGCCAGGTCGGGGCGGCTCTCCCCCGTCGCACGATCCAGCTCCTCCACGGGAACGGAGTTGCGGAGTGCTGTCTTCGTCGCGCTCTCCGGCGGGAGGTGCTCAATCAGCACGCGGAGCCTGCGGAGGGACATCCGGCCCCGGTAGACGTCGAGGAAGTCGGTACCGGGGTAGTAGCGGCAGAAGTCGGCCTCTAGCGCTTCCGCGTGGTCTTCGCACGTGCGGAGCGTGCGCCAGACTTTCCCGGGGCCTCCCCGGAGTCCTCCATGAGCTGCTTCGTGAACTCACCGATCTCGTCGAACGTGGCGTCAGCCTCGACGAACTTCACGGCGTCGTCCTCGTGAAGGGCGCCCGCGGCCCACCCTTCGAAGTCCGCGGTGCGGAGTGCACGGAGGTACGAGGGCCTCCACTGGCCCATGGGCTTCACCCGGAGGGCGACGCCGGCGAGCTCGAAAGTGTTGTACTCCTCGGAGGTCGCCTCGTTCTCCTGCGCCTCAGCGGGGGTCGTGGTGGTGGTCTCAGACATGCGCGGGTCTGCCTCTCAGGCTGTGGTTCTGGGGTTCTGCGCGGGTCGTTGTGGAGCTGGAGCGGGGCCCGGACCCGCGCAGATACGGGCCCCGCTAGTCATGCGCGTCAGGGGGTCGGGAAGAAGCCGCTGACGTCGACGGCGCCGTAGTCGATGGACCGGTTCACGGCCTTCGCCGTGGAGCCCTTGTAGAACCGGAAGGTGAGCTGCACTGGCATGACGTCAGCCGTCTGCGGCTGCTCGTCGCCACGTTCGACAACCTTCCCGTTGGGCATGTACAGCCGCATCCGCTTGTCGCCGTCGAGGGTGTCGAAGACGTACGCGAACCGAAGGTCATCGGGCTTGTCGGGGAGGTCGTACGAGGCGATGCCGGTCGTCCCGGACGGCTCCAGGCTCGCAATGGGCACGTTGTCGTACAGAGCGCGCACGAGGGGGTTCAGGCCCTCCAGGAACGTGACCTGAAGGCTCTTCGTGCTCTTGGTCGACAGCGTCCGAATCGGCTCCAGGGAGCCGGCGGCGTCGATGTCCTTCGTCTCCTCTTCGATCTTGAAGAGACCGCCCTCCGTCGTCACCCAGCCGAGCATCCTCCATGCGGTCGCCGGGTCGGCGAAGCCGGTCGGAGCAACAGTGTTGAGCGGCGCTTGATAGACGAGGTAGTCCGTTGCGCCGAAAGTCAGATCCGCATTGCGGGTGTCTGCCATGAGCCCTCCAGGGCATGCGAGAGACCCGCACGCCTAGGAGACGAGCGGGTCAGAGTGTCAGTGGTTTACGCGGCCCGAAAGCTCACGGTGTACGTGGCGCCTCGTCGGTGAACCGCGGGGTTCGCCCACGGCTGCCGAGATGGGCCGGAGTCACAGCGGACGTCCCGGATCACTGCGCCGTTCACAGGGCCGCGGAGGGCGATCAGCGCGTCACGTACGGAGTTCGCCAGAGTGCGCGACTCGTCGGCCGTGGCGGCGAAGACGTCGACGAACACCCGGGGATGCTCGCTGAAGCGCTCGTCCGCTCCCCCGCCCCGCTCGATGCGGATGACGGGGAGGACCTCCTCCAGGTCTTCGGGGGTCTCAGCGGCGCTAAAGGCTCCGGTCACCGACTCCGCCCATGGGGCTAGCACAGATTCGATGTCAGGCACGGTTCGCCGCCTTCATCGCGTCGATGGACCGCTGCATGACGGCGTAACGCGGGACTCGTCCGTCACCCCGCTCCACGCGCCAGGCGTGGGGGGCAGTGTTGACGAGTCGAGCGCTTGCGCGCCATCTGGTCTGGCCCTTCCATTTGATGTTGCGCCAGACCGGGACGACGTCGAACGACTCCTTATAGAGCCCGGGGTGATTGTCGCCGTCCGCCAGGTCACCAACGGGGGCGAACCCCTCCGCAATGCCCTTCATCTCGACTGCCGCCTTACGGCAGGCAAGTTGGATGCTCGGGCGCTGGAAGAGCTTGCCGATACCGGTGTACCGGCCCGTGTACTTGGAGCGGAACGTCGTCATCCCGTCACCCGCTTCACGGCCGCTTCAACGCGAGCGAGGGAGGTGAGCGGGAACTCCAGCGGGTCGCCGACGACCTCCCACTTTTCGTTGCCCCTCAGGATGCGGTCCGTCTTGCGGACGTCGGTCCCCAGTGGGGCGGCGAACACGCGCCGTGTCTCAACGGTCATGGACGCTTCCTGCGTCTCCGTCGAGCTGCCGACGAGAACGCCGTACGGGCTCATGAGCGCGCTGTTCTTGACCTCGATGTGCACCGGAGGCCCGGGAACCTTGGTCCCCGTGGAGTCCCGCACGGGAGGTCCGGGACGCTCGATGGTGAGCGTCTCCGACATCAGTGACGCGATGAGGCTCATCGCACCACCCACGTTGACGTGCAGGGGGCCGCGTCCTCTGGTGAGATGTCGAGGGACGAGGCGCCCGACGACATCCCCACGGCACGTCGAAGCCGCTTGCGCTCGTCCTCCGAGAGGATGACGCCAGTCTCCGAGTCGGCGTAGCTGACCAGCATTCCGCCGGCCTGCTCCGACCGGACGCCTGAGGGGTTCGTCAGGATCCTCGACGCCACCATGAGCGCAACCGACTTCACGCCTCGCTGAGCGGGGTCGGTCAGCCGCTCGCCCACCTCACCGTAGAACGCGTCTTCGGTGAGTTCGTGGGCGAGAGAGCACTCATCGTCGGTGAGCGGTCGCTTCAGGAGGATCCGAAGCTCACTCGCTTCGAACAGTGCCACCGGTCGCCGCCTTCCGCCGTGGCGCAGCCCGCTTCGTCGCAGGCTTAGGCGCAGGTACTGGCGTGGGCTCAGGCTCCGACAAACGTTTTGCGGTAGGTGCTACCGCCCACGCCTTCGGGTTCGTGATGCGCTCCTGAGCCCACTCGGGGACCTCGTCCGCGGGGCCGAACACGTGGGTCACGCCCTCGCCGTCCGTCACGTGGACGTAGCCGTTAAGGGTTGCCATACGTGAATGCCTCGCGTTTCGAGTTAGAGAACGTCGGCCTGGAAGGTCAGGTCCGGAGCCGCCACGACAGGAAGCGCGATGGCCACGGCGCGGGTCCACACGGTCTGCGGGTCCTCGCTCTTGTAGCCACCGACCGCCACGCCGGCAGCGTCGCCGGCCAGACCGTAACGGGGGTCGTCCGCCTCGACGGGGACGCCCCAGAGGGTCTGACCCACAGCGTCACCGATCTCGGGGAGGAACAAGATCTTGTCGACGGGAGTGACTCGCGTCGCCACGCCGCCAACGGAGACCTGAGCGTCGTAGATGAGAACCGGCGGGATGTCGTAGTCACCCAGGACGGTGTTCAGACCGTCGCGCGTCAGAACCGTAGGCGGGTTCTGCGTGTTGGCGAGCTTCGTCAGACCCACGTTCCGGCGGAGCCAGTTGTAGATGGTCCGCGACATGAGGGTGTACGCGGGGAGCCGGCCGTTCGTGGTGTTGTAGACGTCGAGCCACGACGACAGATCGCCGTACGCGTCCGCCGTGGCGACGGTGCTCCACGGGGTCGACGCCGTGACGTTGTGCGCGGCGTTGCGACCGAAGTCGACCGACGCCTGAACGCCGTTCTCGTTCAGGTTCACAGCGCCGGAGAACAGAGCCTCACCGCGAGCAAGCTCCAGTCGGGCTTCGATCTGGCGGGCCAGGCGGACGCCGTCGTCGAGCATGGCGTCACGGATCTCCGCGGACTGAGTGTCCACGTTCCGGCGCCGGATGCGCTCGTACTCACCGACCGGGATCTTCCGCGAGATGGGCGGCAGCTCGCCGCTCACACGCGCGCCACCGGGCCGCACGCCGACGTCAGACGACGCGTCGTACGCACGGAACACAGCCGCCTCGGTGAGGCCGCCTCCGCCCCGGGTGAACCGATAGCTCAGGTCGTTGATGGTCCGGTTCGGGAGCCACCGGTCAAGGTTCTGCTCGTTCTCCGGGCGGTCGGCGAGAGCCGCACGCGCGTATCCGGTGAGTTCCGCGGGAGTCGCGAACTCGTCAATGAGCTGCATAGTTGCTGGTTACCTCTCAGACGAAGATGACGCGGGAGGCCAGATCGACCTTGCCGGCGGCGTCGACAGCGACGGGGAGCTTGGCCTCCCGGATCGCGCAGTGGACGAGCATGGAGCCGACCGCGGACGAGAGCGTTACGCCCCGTCGCGTGACGACCTCGACGCCCGTGAAGAGGAAGCCGACGCAGACCTGACGACCGTCGGCCGCCGTGTCGTCGTACGGGCCGTACTTGCCGCCCGCCGTGATCTTCCCGAGCGGGATACCGCTCTTGATGTAGCCGTCCGGGTAGTGGGTGCCGGCGGTGAACTTGCTGACGTCGAGGGTCACCGACGGAGCGATGTCCGTGCCGTGTTCGCCCTGGAGCCAGTCCCGACGGTCCTGGGAAAACGTCTCGGTGATCTGACCGAGGTTCATGGGTCCTCCGTTGAGGGGTGGTCGTTAGTTCTTCGCGTGACGCTGGCGGTAGAGGTCCGCGCCCGCGTTCACGTCCTTCGTGGAGCCGCCCGCGTCGCCTCCGCGGGGACCCCCAGAACGGGGCGGGGTCGTCGAAGTACCTGCGGGAGCGGTGAGCGCCTTCAGCGCGTCGGCACTGACCTCCAGCTCCTCCCGGGTGGTTCCGGTCAGGAACGCGGCGTGTGCCGGGGTCAGTTGCTTCTCACTGATGACCTGGAGCTTCAGGAGCTCCGCAGTCGCAGCCGCAGCCGTCGCGGCGTTGGTCGCCGCGAGAGCCGCAGCGTCGTCGCGCTCCTTCTGGAGTCGCTGCGTCTCCGTGAGCTCCGACGCCTGGCGGGTCTTCAGCTCCGCGTCAGCCGCGCGCAGTCGCTCCAGCTCCGCGGCATCAGGAGCGGCGTTGGCGCGCTGCTCGTGCTTGCGGGCGTGGTGCTTCCAGTAGGCGACCTGATGAGCGGGGTCCATCTCCGCGACGGGCTTACCGTCGGGGTAGCCGTGCTCGTTGACCTGCGGGGTGCCGTTGCCGGCCCCACCACCTCCGTCCCCGCCCTCACCGTTGAAGAGGGTCCAGGGCTCGTGAGCCAGCGTCAGAAGGGCGTTGCGACGTGCGAGGGTGCGTCGAGGCATGCTGGATTTCCCCTGTCGGGAGTCGTCAGCCCATGGCGGGCGTCAGGTCGGAAGGTGAATGTCGTCAGGGCCCGTGAAACGCTGGCCCCGGTAACCGAGCACGGGACCGATCTCGCCGTGCTCGCGGGAAATGATGATCTTGCGGTAGTCGACTGCGCGTCCTCCGCGGTCGAAAGTCCCTAGCGCCGCTTCTACGGCGTCGTGGACGTCGGAGAGGAACGCGTCGTCGATGACCTGGCCCGGGTCGTAATCCGCGGTGACCGTCTTGACGAGGCAGTCGCATCCGGGGTGGATCGGAGCCAGATCCTTCTTTCGGTATCGCTGCGTCGACGCGATCATGCAGAGTCCACAGTCGTACTCGCCCTGGAGCTCCCGGACGGTGTACTCGAACTTCGGCATGTCGGCCGACACTTCGCGGACCGTGTGCGTACGGGCTAGCTGAAGATCGGTCTTCGCGATCGTCTCCAGGCGGTGTGAGCCGCGCTGGACGGCAGCGTCGAGAGACTCGCCCTTCGAGAGCGCCGTGTAGATCTCCGTGAAGGGCCGTTCGTAGACGTCGGCAGGGTTGACGCCACGGAGGGACTCCCCCGTGACGGCGTCGAGGTCGAGGGAGATCCTGCGGGCCTTCGCGTCCACGTCCTTGTAGAGCTGCTCCAGGTAGGACGCTGTCAGCGTCGCAATCTGCCGCTCTCCGGCCAGGATGATGGGGAGCGTCGAGCGCCGGAACTTCACGCTGTCCGCGTCACGCCAGGAGCCGAGACCGGTGAAGGAGCGGTTAGCCCGCCCCAGCACGTTCGTCCAGACGCTCCGGACTGCCGACCCGTACCGCTGGTCAAGCCGCGTTAGCGTCATCCGCGCTCCGTCCGATCACGGTCCGCTGGTCACGAGCCGATCGGGCGTCGGCGATGCTCGTCGGTTGCGGAGCCGCGGGGTCAACAGCCGTCTGCGCGTTCATCGCGTCGGCAGCACGGTCGATCTCCATGCGGGAAATCTCCGCGGGCGTGTAGCCCATGTCCTCCATGCGCTGACGCCACGGGACGCCGGCTGTCGCCTTCTTCACAGCAGCGTCGGCCAGTTCGGCGATGCTCCGGGACTCCGGATCACGCCAGACCGTCTCAGCGGTGTACGCGTTGGCCTTTGTCTCGTCGCCCAGGACCCGGAACGCAATCCGCATCGTGGCTTCCCACGATTCGCCGAAGTTGCGCTGCCGGTCTCGGACCTTCGAGACGAGGCCGGTCTCCGCAGCCTTCAGGGCGTCGCCGCTGACGTTGACCACGGCACCGATCAGGTAGTGCGGAGGAGTCCGGCTGATCGCCGCGAGATCCTGCACCGCAGCCTCGACGGCCCGGACGTACGGAACGAGGTCAGTTGCGGAGAACTCTCCGAACTTGACGTCGGGATCCTCCGTTGTCCAGAGGCGCCGAATGTCGAGCTGGAAGGGCTGGATCTTCTTCCCGGTGACGGGGTCCTCGTCGACCTCCAGGCCCGCGGCCCAACGCTGACGGAAGGCGCCGTACTTCATGGCGGCAATCGTCATGATGAGCGAGAGCGTGATGCGGTTCTGGACCGTGAGAACGTCCTCGTGCTCAGCGAATCCCCCAAGCCTGCGGTTTCGCCGGTTGATGAAGGGGACGAGGGGGACGATCCCCAGATCGTTGGGCCGGTGACTCTCCGACTGGTTCGGCAGCGCGAAGGCGTCCCAGCTCGTGAGGCGAGCCGCACGGCCGGAGAAGACGGGCGCGTTGGTCTTCGTGACGAACTCGTGGATCGTCTCCGGAGTCCACAGCGTCGCCCGGGTGTCGCCCGTCCAGTCGTCCCGCCACAGCTTCAGGCCCGCAGCGAGCTTTCGCCGGCTCCCCTGCATGTGCTCGACGGCGACCTGCCGCGGAGTCTCGTGCGTGATGACCGGTCGACCGTCGTCGCCACGCTCGACGAGGGTGAACGCCCTTCGCTGTGACAGGGCGCCGTAGTGGACGAGGTCCGCGTCCGCGTCGAGGCTGTTCTCCTGCCAGACGCGGTTCGCTTCCTTGTCCGACGTCTTCGCACCGTCGCTGTCGTCGTCCGGCTCACCGAAGCGGAAGCCGTCGACGTGCATGCGCTCAACGGGAGAGTCGATGACGAGGCTCGTCCAGTTGGTACGGGCGTCCTTCATCCACTCTGAGACCTCCGCGGGGTCCAGGCCAGGCACACGAGGGAGCGGCGCACGGTTCTCCGCGTACCGCCTCAGCGTGTCGAGGCCAGGCTCCACTTCGCCGTCAGCGTCCTTGGAGTCGTCACGCTCGTCGAGCAGCTTCTTACCGAGCCGCTGAAGCCACCACCCGGGAGACTCCACCTTCGAAGCATCGATAGGCACTAGCGGACCTCCCTAAAAGGCGTTGAGCTTGGACGAGCGCTTTTTGCGCTTCGTGATTCCGGCAGCCACAGCGTCAGCGCGGCATTCGTAAGCGAGAACTGCCGCCATCGCGGCGTCGATTTTCTTGGGCGACTTCGGGTGTTCCTTGCCGATGCCCATGTGATTCCGGCCCATCGGGCGTCGCTTCGCGTTCACGATGTGGCGCGAGAGCGTGGCACCGAGCTTCGACCATTCCGACTCGTCGTCGTCGGCCTTTTCGGTGCCGGCGAACGAGAGAGCCTTGTCGTCGACAGCCTCGACGAAGCGGTCTAGCGCGTGCTCCATGGCAGTTGGACGGTTGGTCCACCATTCCAGGGGGCGGGACGTTACGGCGCTTATCTGGAGCCCCTCGGAGTAAAGCGATGTCCAGGAGTCGACGTAGTCTTGCCAGTGCGGAGGGTCGCAGTAGAAACCGCAGACCTCGTACCGGTCGAATGCGCGAGCAACCGCAGCGTCGACGGATTCGCGGTCAACTTGCCACCCCTCGCCCTCGTGCCCTTCAGGCTTCTCCCAGACTCCGAGGAGCTGGAGGTGACCGTCGAGGACGCGGCAGGCGACGAGCGCCGTAGCGTCGTCACGGATGGAGCCGTCGAAGCCGAGAGTGACGAGGTCACCGGGCTGGAGCTGCTCCGGTCGGCGGCAGACCTCCCACATGTCCGGGTCCATCCATGAGTCGCTGGAGGAGGTCCGGGAGTTGAGGAAGTAGCGTTTACCGTCCGCGGAGTCGTTCCGCAGGTCGTAGAAGTCATCGACGAGCGTTTCGAGGTCCATCCACTCCATGGCGTCGCCGTAGGAGTCGATGAGTGCCGCGCGGAGCTCGTCCTCGTCCTTCAGGTTCTTGCAGATGCCGTACCGGTGGTCGTAGAGGAGTCGCGCTCGACCGCGCTTCTTCTTCCCCTCACGGATCGCTTCGGCCTCTTCGTACGTGCGCTCAGCGACGGAATCCTGACCCGGGGCGAACATGGTCGTGGTTTCGAGATACCACGTGCCGGCACCCTTTTTCCGCTTGCGGAGGTTACGGGTCATCGTCGCGTACATACGGCGGAGTTCAGGGGTGTTGTAAAGGTGAGTCTCGTCGAAGCAGACCCACGTTTCGCGCCCACCGTCCTTGGATGCTGCGGAAGCCGTAGACGGCGTGATCTCTCCGCCATCGGGGAGGATGATTCTGGTGAGTCCGGTATCTACGCCCGGAACTTGCGATAGAAGCGACGCCTCGTCGGTCAGATTGAAATGGATGGTGTCGAAGACATTTCCGGTCTGGCCCTCTTCAGTGGCCATGATCCGGATGTTCGGGACCGTCACCCTGCGGCCCATCGGCTCACCGGGCTCGTAGACGTACTCGAAGCCGAGCCCCCACGGGTCGCGGTAGACCTCCCCGCCTTCAGCCCAACCGTCGAAGCGACAGGGGCCGAACGCTTCGAAGAGGCCGATGCGAGCGCCTAGACCAGACTTGTCACAGCCCTTCGGGCGGGAGAAGAACGCCGAGTCGTACAGCAACTTCCCGGCGTGGTCGTCGACCGCGTAGCAGTCCACGACGAAGCCTGTGTACTCGTCTCCGTGCCGCACAGGCTCGCCCTGGACGTCGCCAGGACCGTGCACGACGAAGTACTCCATCCATGCGACCGCCATCCACCCGAGAGAGCGGGAACGGTCGTGACCGGGGGCGCGCACTGTTACGTGCGGCACGCGGTCTCCTAGCCTGTGAGACGCGCTCTGCGCGAGTTGATGTCGGTTACCCCGTCGGCACGGCTGACAGGCGCTCTGACGGCCGCTGAGGGGTCGTCAACCTTGAGCTTCAGGCGCGCGCGGTCCTCTGGCGTGGCGCCGAACTTCGCGGAGCGCATGCGCACTTCGGAGAGGTGCTCCCACTTACCCTTCGTCCACGCCGTGTGGTGCATAAGCGCGGCGTCGAGGAGGAACGCCCAGTCCGTACCGAGGAAGTTCGCTGCCATCGGGCTTACGCGCCACTCGTGCCACCAGGCAACAGTCAGGGGATGCCACTCTTCGCCGCCCGGGAGAACGCCCTCCGGCAGCTCAGGCCCACGAAGTTCGCCGTCGTTGGCGATGACGGTCTCCGGGTCAGTGGCGTTGCGCCGACGTCGCTTCGCCGGGTCCTTCGGAGCTGGTCCGCGGCCGGCCATCAGGAGACCTCGTTGGCGTTCGTGGAGGTGGTCACGTAGCCCGCGGCGTACAGGCGGGCGAAGACGACGTTCACAGCGTCCGAGAGCCGCTCCAGGTCTTCAGGCGTGAACTCGCGTACGGTGCCGTCCTCCATGATGAAGTTCGGCATGGGCTGAGCCATGGGGGTACCTCCCGGGTATGAACGGCAGACGCCGCCCATGTCGGGAGCTACGCCGTCAGCTTGGAAACCACCGCGGAGAGGTCCGCGAGGATAGACGGGGAAGAGCCATGTCGGCGACCCGTCACGGTGATGTAGCGGCCGGTCCCGTAGATCTCTACGGCCGTACCGTCGGGGCGCCGGATCTTCCGTCCCTGGCGGACGTCAGCGCGACCCCAGATGTGCAGTCCATCGCCGGACGGGGACACCTCTACGTAGGTGGCGCCCGCGTCGCGAAGGATGGATGCGGCCCACGGAGCCAGACGGCCCGTGAGCGGATTCAAGCAGTGGTCCAGGTCGATACAGACCACGTCGTCGACGTCGGAGAGGACGAAGCCCAGACCGACGCCCGCCACGGACTCCGCGGCGTTCTTGTAGGTGCTCCAGGTGCGAGCGTCAGTGCTTGACGCGGCTCTGCCAGTCGTCGTCAGCGGACGCTTATCGCCGGCTCGACGGACCCATCTGTCACGGGTCGTCAGCTCCAGCGGGAGCACGCGCTTCTTCTCTGCGCGGTGCAGTGCCACGCGGCAACGCACGGAGCACGTCCGAGCGTCAGCGCGAGCGGCTAGGGGCATGTCGCCTCCGCAGTGCGCGCACAGTCGCTCGGCTCTCATCATGGCTCCATTGTAGGTGCGGCGTGTAACACTTACAAGCCTCTGACCTGCATGGTTCGAACTCGTCGAAGGTCACGGCGAGTAACACTTACGGCCTAGGTCGGGGCTCAGATGCCCCTAGGAAGCCCTGTGTGGGCGCCTGCGGGCCTGCCGGCTCCGAGGGTCTAGCCGTTACATTTTGGATCCCCAGACCCGTATGGACCGCGAGGTCCAGCACCTTAACGGTCTTCCAATACCAAGATCGGGGGTCACCCCCCCCTGGGGTCGGGCTAGTCGATCTTCGCGGCGAAGCCGGCTCGCGGCTCTCGACGGTCACCGTCAGCGATCTCACCTCTGATCTCCAGGCGGCTCGGGACGAGCGTCAGGGTCACCGTCGTACAGCGTCGCTCAGTGCCAACGCTGATCTTCGGTGCTCTCGCAAGGCGACCAACGTCGACACCATTGACAGTCACTCGCGTCACGCTCACGCCGCTCTCGCCCGTGTCGTCTGCCTCCTCCAGCACCACATGGGCACCGCTCATGGGCTAGTCCTCCAGTGCCGGGTGTGTGGGCTTGGGCCTGTCCGTACGCACGCGCGTGAGAGCAGCTGCTCTGCCTCCCTCACTCGCGCTCTTCCTAGCGTGGCACCACCCACACAGTGCCCTCAGGTTGGCCATGCCGTGGTCGTCACCAGGCTCTATGTGGTCCACATCGGTTGCCTCTGCACCACACAGGCTGCCGTCAGAGAAGGGCATCTGACACGCGTACTCGTCCCTGCGCAGCACACGGCGACGCAGTGAAGGCCAGTTCTTCGGGAGGCGTGATCTACGCGTGCTGCCTTGCCACGCCATTGCGCCTCCCGCTCCTGCGTCTATGCCTTACGCTGATTGCTCCGTGTGGCCAGGGGAGGCCACCGAGTCATGGGGGGAAGCGCTATGCGCACCTACGTTCGCCGTGCCTGCGTGCCGGCAGTCCTGATATCCGCCGTACTCCTGTCGGGGTGTTCGTCGGGGGGATCTGACGACAAGGCCACTCCGAAGGGGTCTGCATCAGCAGCTCCCGTGGTCGACGAGCAGCCGTCACAGGAGCCGTCGGAAACGGCGTCCTCGTCCGCGGCCCCGGTTCTGAAGGTGGGTCAGTCGGGAACGTGGGGCTACGGCAAGACGGATGATGTCGGCGAGAACTTCAAGGTGACGACGCAGATGAAGACGACTGTCGTCAGTGCGAAGTACGTGACGCCGGCAGAGATCGACACGAGCAACAAGCCGGAACACGGACAGTTCGTCGAGCTCACGCTGAAGCTGGAGAACGTCGGCAACGCCCCCGCGGAAGTCATGACGTACGGGATGATGAAGTGGGAGGACGACCAGACGGCCGCGCAGGACGCGTCCACGCTGGAAGGCGTCGGGGAGGGCGACAGCCTCGACACGACATACAAGCCGGGTCAGTCCGTCACAGCGAAGCTCATCCTCGACGTCGGCCGACGAGGTGGTGTCGTCAGCTACGCCGGCACTGAGGATCCCGACGCGGACGCCGCCTTCAAGGTCGAGCTTCCTGCGTAGAACGTAGCCAGCCCCGCTCCCGGGAACTCTCCTCCGGGGCGGGGCTCGTCTGTGTCTCTGCCTCTGCTACCGAACCGCAGGAACGCCGCTCGCGAATCCCTCAATTCCTGCCCGGTTGATGGGTATTCACCCTCACGTGGCCTGAGATGTCCGAGTTGCCATACGTCACGATGCCTTCATGCCTCGCACACGTAGCGGTCAGGACGCCGCGCATCCGTACTTCGAACTCCGCATAGGCTCTTTCCGAGTCACCGCGGACCGGATCCCCGCCCGACTCCTCACCCTCGCGTCAGCTGCTGCAACCGCTGTCGTCACGTGGCACTGGGGGCGTTGAGTGGTCGGGACGGCAGGGATCGAACCTGCGACGTCCGGCTCCCAAAGCCGGCGCTCTACCCCTGAGCTACGTCCCGCGATATCGGCTCTTTACATTTACGCCCCGGGAGTTACGCTAGAAGTGCTAGGAACATAGGTAGGGCAAAGCCTCCGAGCGTGTCCCGGTGTTGGCAACGCCGATACGGGAGACAGTCGAGAAGCTATCTCGCCGTGTGCGCGAGGTTCTTTACCCTACCGAAAGGGGCGGCCCGTGGGCACGCTACTGGAGTTGTTTACCCTCACCATATTCGGGTGCTTCGTCTTGAAGGTGACCTTGAACGTCAAGATCCCGGTCAGTATCAAGATTAGGATTTATGCGCCTGGCAGGCGAAGGAGCGGCGGAGACAGCGGCCCCTGCGTAGTTTGGTGACTTACCTAGCGCACACCGTGGGGCACGCGGACCAGCAATCTGCGTGCCTCGCTCATGCGTCTGGAGCCTCCGGCGCGAGTCGAACGCGCGACCTCTGCTTTACGAGAGCAGCGCTCTGGCCAACTGAGCTACGGAGGCTAGCCACCCACCGTCAGTGCCGACCTGACGTCGCGTGGGTGCGCGCCGATTCTTGCGGGCCTCGTTGTCCCGCCCACCTCCCATAGGCGCCAGGGTGGGTGTCGCCGTGCCGTGCCGCCGATCGGCGTTGCGGCAGAGGGGAGGGCGACTCTGTGGTCCTGGGAGGATTCGAACCTCCAGCCTCCGGGTTCGTAGCCCGACGCGCTATCCAACTGCGCCACAAGACCAATCCCCCGGGCGCCGGCGTGTGGCTAGCACGTCTCGACGTCACGGGTTAAGCACGCTGGTCACTCCGGCCGGAGCCCTGGCGTGCGTCGTAGTCGCAACCGGATTTGAACCGGTGTTTCTCCAGACGTGGCCACTTGCCCCGAAGGGCGGGACTCGATCCCTACTGTGTGGAGCGTGCTCGGCCTCTACACCATGCGACCTACCGGGAGTGCTGTGCGAGCACTCCCACGAGACGCAGCCACCCACGATTCAGGGCTGCCGGAGCCTGCCGCACGCTAGGCATCGGGCTGCGTCTCGTCAGTGAATGGGGCCGGAGTCGAACCGACCTGCGCGGGCACGGCACGTACGCCGCGATCCCTCTTCGCCACCGTGGTCAAGGGGAATCGAACCCCACACCGTCGCCAGACGGACGCCCCGAATCGAACGGGACTACGCTCACCACTCCATCCACGGACGTCAGCGGCAGGGTTCGAACCTGCGATTCCACCGCCGGATGAACATCCCCGGCGCGCGTGTACTGCCTCACACCGCGCTGACGTCCTCGTCCACCAGGCTCGCCCGGTGGGAAGTCTCGTTACTCTTCGCGCTCCAACGCCCGCCGCGTACGCCCGCTCAGATACCGCACGGGTGTCGGACGGACCGCGTCCCTGCGGTACCTAGCGATGACGTGCCCGGGGCACCAGCCGGCGACGATGCCGGGCTCAGCGCACTCCGGATCCTTGCACGAGGGTCGTATGACGTCGTCCATGCAGCCTCCCCAGGTTCGGGGCGACTGTTGCCCCACACAGTGGTTATGGGGCGCAGGACGTGAGATGTGACGTTGAGGACGGCCGGACCGCTGCAACCACGCTTCAACCCGGAGGAGAGTGCGGGGAACGTCGGGAGCGGTGCCGGCCGTCGAGGGAGGGGAGCGGGACGCCGCGCCATTCGCCGGCGCCGCCTCGTCCTCCTCTCCCTACATTGGTAATGGGGCGCGGGGGACGCGGTAATGATCTTGAGCCGTCCTCAGGCAGGCTGCGCCAAAATGCCAAACTAACCCCTATTTTCACTTCCTCTCTAACGCGTGTTAAGAGAGTTAGAAATAAGGGGTTAGTTTGGCCAGTTGGACCGCAGAACGACCCTGACGGTTACGGTTGGCGACGAACGGGGCGTCACTCGTCACCCTATGGAGTTATCCACAGGCTCCTGTGGATAACGTGGACGGTGGGCGGCGTCGACGAGGAGGGCGAGGAGGGCCGGCGGGGACGCCTGAACCCTCCACGGAGCCTCATGAGTGCGCCTACGACGTTACAGACTCGTTATCTTCTTCGACCGCGGAAGGCTTCGCCCAGTCGATCTCAACGCGGCCGTCAGCGCGCTCCCACGCCGTTCCGCGCTTCGTTGTGGCGGGGTTGACGACGACAGCGTCCACGAACAGCGACAGGAACGAGCGTTTAGCTTCGACGTCCCACCGATCCCAGAGCCCTCCGGGTTCAAACGGGTTGCCGTCGTCGGCGTTTGCGAGCCACTCGTCAATGGGCAGACGCGTTGCCGTCGTCGCAACGGCCCTCAACTCGTCGATGCGTGCCGCGCAACGTGCCTCGTGCTGCTGGTATCGCTTGACGGTGTCCTTGAACGCCTGACGGCCCGTGGGACCCTCGTAGAGGCCCTCGTCACGGTCCTCGTAGAGGGTCTTCATGCTCTGCTGGACGTGGAGGAGCTGCGCCTCTTGCTCCGCCAACTCCGCAGCTGCCTCCGGGTCTGTCCCCTGCACCGCGAACCGTTCCGCGGCAGCTGCCAGTAGAACGACGTCGTCATCGTCTTCCGGGTCAAGTGACGCCACCTTGCCCCACAGCCGGCTAGCAACAACGCCGTCAGCCGCATCCATGGCAACGCGAAGAACGTGCTTCGGGTTGTCGCCAACGCTCCGCCGGAGGTTGCAAACGTACGTTGCGTCGACGTTGGACACGGTCAACCCTGACTCACAGATCCCGCAACGCAGGACGCCCCACGACCCGAGGAAGGTCATCGTTCCCGCACGGTCCATGGTCCGCTCGCGCTTCCGCCCGTCGAGGAGCGCTTGCAGGTCGTACCACCGCTTCGGGTCGATGAAGCCTTCATGCGGCCTCACGGGCTGCCCCTCCTCGTCGCGGAGGATCTCGCGTCGCTTCGTCTTGGGGTCGACGGGCCCGATAGCGAATCCGGCAAGCCGCGGGTCCCGGAGAATGCGCCGGATCACGGTGGACGACCACTCGTAGCCGGCGGCGTCTTTGTCCCCGCTCTTGCGCCGCTTCTGCGCCGCTTCCTTCCTCGCCTTTGACGCCTCGTCATCGAGACTGGCGAGCGGTGTGCGTGCGCCCTTCTCCGTCAAGCTCGTCGCAATGGCGTTCTCTTTGACGCCGGATTCGGCCTGAGTGACGGCGTGCATGACGATGTCAGCCGGCGTCGACTTGGGCCCGATCTCAGCGTCGCTCGTCTCCCCTGGCTTCAGGATCCGAATCGTCAGTCCGTCGACGTGCACGGCCTCCACGTCGAATCCGTAGGGCACGGGGCCGGAGGAGTGGGACCCCTTCGCCTTCAGTGCGGCGAATGCGTCGCGGATGAACTTGGATTTGTTCTTCGATTCCTGATGAGCGAGCCCCGCGATAAGCGCGAAGAATGCGACGCCAAAGGGGTTGTCATCCGACGTGTTGATGAACGGCTCTTGCGTCGAGACGAGCGCTACACCGTAGTTCGCCAACTCCTGCTGAATCCTCATTGCCTCCGCGGCCCCCTGGCGCGTGAGACGGGAGAGCATGTAGATCACTACGACGTCGAACTTGCGCGCCCGAGCGTCTTCCATGAGCCGCTCAAAATCGGGCCGGTAGACGTTAGGGTCGTACCCTGACAACCCGACGTCCTCGTAGTGCCCGACGTGCGTCCAGTGATCTTGAGAGTTGATGTAGGCAATCCCCTTGTCCTTCTGCATCTTTGGGGATGCCTGACTGTCCGTCTCGCTCTTATGACTCTGCCGGCCGTACGTGACTGCCCTGACCATGTCGGCGTGGTCCCTGTCCCCCAGGGCGATGAGCTCCATGGGTAGATACGGTACCGGTTCTGAAGATCCGGTCTGTTTGCTACCTAAGTGTACAACACGCTCTGACCTGCGGAAACGCAGAAGCCCCGCCCACCCCACGGGGACGAGAGGCAGGCGGGGCTTCGTCCGCCCGGTCCTCCCGTGCGGATTCGGGGGGCTCGCTAGACCAGGCAGACCCTCATCCCTGGAAAGGCAGTCAGGGATGAGGAGTTGGAGACCCCGCCCGGCGTCAACCGGACAGGGCCCGTACCGCCCCGGGCAATCTCAGGTGCCGAGAGACTCCTCCGACGGGCGGTGCCCCGTCCGCACTGAATGATGAGCACTGCGGACGGGAAGATCAGGACGCGAGCAGGAGCCGGGAGGGCCGACCTCACCAGCTGGCCGACTCCTGCCGCGCCCTCCGCGAGCCGACGCCACGGGGCGCCAGCAAGCGGGTTCAGGGGGGCGGAAGTCGCGACGGCTCCAGTCGCCAGTACGTCTGATTCACGATTCGGAAGCGCTCGTGGCCAGGGTGCAGCTGCATGTGGTGGTTCGCCCACGCGTGGACGCTGCTCTCATCCCGGCTGGCATCCTTGCAGCGCTCGCATTCCACCCACTGTTGGACGGGTATCCCGGCGGGTCGGAGCACAAGATTAGAGACGGCGGACACGTCAGACACGGCTCGCAAGGTCATCGTCCACTCCCCCGCAAGGACAGTGCATTACGTGCGGCGACGCCGGCACTTAAGCGCTCCTCGTCCGTCGCCTCCCGTGCGTAATCCGGAGAGACCTCCCACTCACGCCCTCCGCCAACGGGACGCAAGCAGAGACTTCCGCCCACCGTGCCGCGGAACTCGCCGATGCGATGTCGCACCGTGTCCACCATGACTGTTCCGACGTCCGGAAGTTCTCTCGGCTCAGGGCGCGACATGACGCCTCCTAATCCCTGCATGTGATCACCCACTGTGCGCGGAATGGCACGTCCAGTGTGACCAAAGGCGGCCCCGGATTGCAACCCGCATGGCCAATCCTGCAAAATTGCATTCATGGTGATCCGTCGAGCGGCCTACTGTGGAAAGCTGTAGCCACACGGCGCCACGGCACGAAGAATGGTCACGCTGAAGGGGGTGTGATGGCCGAACCCACGGTTCGAACGCGTCGACTCGGCTCAGAGTTGCTGCGCCTGCGGGAGGCCGCGGGCCTGAAGCTGGACGACGTCACGTCGCGTACAGGCATGCCTGCGTCGAAGGTCAGCCGTATCGAAAAGGCTCGCCTCGGGGTTCGACCCAACGACCTGACGAGCCTCCTGGACCTCTACGGCGTCGACGACGCTGCCAAGCGGGACGTCCTCCAGGAGCTTGCGCGCGACGGCCGCAAGCGCGGATGGTGGCAGACGTACCGCGACGTCATCTCGCCGGCGTACGCGGACCTGATCAGCCTCGAAGCCGACGCCGTGACCATGCAGACCTTTCAGACCACACTCATTCCGGGCCTCCTCCAGACGGCCGCGTACGCACGCGCGACGATTGAGGCCATCAGGATGGACTCTCAGCCCGAAGAGGTCGACGCCCTTGTCGACGTCCGCATGGCGCGACAGTCCGTCCTCTCCCGCCGGGATCCCCTGGAGCTGTGGGCCATCATCCACGAGTCGGCGCTCCACCCCAGAGTGAGCAGCCACCCGCTGTTGATGAAGGAGCAACTTCAGATGTTGCTCGACAAGCAAAGACTTCCGCACGTCTCGATACAGGTACTGCCGCTCAGCGCTCCTCCGCACGTCGGGATGAGCGGGAGCTTCGCGGTCGTCGGGTTCCCGGAGGCGGCATCGCTGGACGTTGTCCTCGTCGAGAGTCTGACGAGCGCGCTGTACGTCGAGGACGCTGCGGAAGTGAGTCGGTACGGGAGTGCCTTCGAGCGGCTACGTGCGGCAGCTCTCCCGTTCGACGAATCGGCCGACCTCATCGCACGACTGAAGGACATCATCCAATGACCATCATCCATGACACCTCAGCTACCAACTTCACCTGGACGAAGTCGTCGTTCAGCGGGGGTAGTAACGACTGCGTGGAGGTCGCTCACGGCGCCCTCACCGCTGCTCTCCCCGTGCGTGACAGCAAGCGTCCCGCCGGCCCCGCGGTTGTCTTCGCCGACACCACGTGGGGCCAGTTCGTCGACGCCGTGAAGCGTGGCGACATGGCGTAGTACGCATCTAGACCGCGCTCACCCTGTGAGGCCCCCGGCTTTCTGTGTTCGGGGTGAGCCCCGCTCCAACCCGGTGAGCGCCTGCTCGGGGCCCGTGTGGTTGCTCCTCCCGTTGGCGCGGGAAGCCGCACGGGCCCCGACGCACAACGCAAAGAGCCCCCGCCGCGTGATGCGACGGGGGCTCTGTCGTGCTCTACATGTGTCCGGGCCCTGCGGGCGGCGTAGGACGTTGAATGCGCCCCGTGACCGTGAGATGCGGGTAGCTTTTCCGGAATGCCTCGACGGCTTCCCGCACCCGTGCGCGATCCGCGGTGTCGGGTCGGACGGCCGGTAGGTCGCAGCTGGACGTTCCATAGACGCGAAGGAACCTCGTCCACCACTCCAGGGATCCGTACGGGGGCTTCGTGCCGTCGGCGTCTCGCATGGACGGGTAGGTCATCGCTCCTCCTCCACTCCACAGTCACAGTCGCTCCAGTACGCCCCGTCGTTGCGCCGGAGCGTGCACGCCGGGGTGTGACGGAGTAGGTCGGCCGTCCGCTCCGCGACGCGCTCCAGCATCCGCGCTGCTTTGTCCTCGATGGTGTCGGAGTCGTAGTCGGGGTACCGGTCCGCCTGCGTCTGCAACACCTTCAGGGCGGTCTGAAGCTCCTCGCGCACGATGGCGCGGACTTCGTCGGGGGTCATGACTTCTCCTCACGCCCCCACCGGGCGACGGTTGCCGATGACCTTACGAGCCTGGACCAGGTCGACGCGGACGAGCCGCGGGTTCTCGGGGGCCTCGTACTTCCTCAGCCGCGGGTTGTCTCCGTTCGCCGCTCCACGGATCGTCTCGACGGCAACCCCGAGAGCGTCAGCGCACTCCCGGTACGACACCAGGGAGAGCGACTGAGCGGCTTTCTGAGGCTCCTCGACCTCTTCCTCCATCTCGTCCCCCGCAGGCTCTCCAGCGGCCTCCTGCGGCTCCTCCGTGTGTGGCTTGCGGCTGTGCACAAGCAGCGAGCCCCCGAAGAACGCGAGCACGGGCCAACCGGCGACGAGTACACGGAGGAGCGTCGGAGGGTGCTCCAGGTCAAGAACGCCGGCCGTGGCGATGTTGGCGCCCATGGACGCTGCCAGGGACAGGAAGAACCACACCCGCGGGGCGTTCTTCGCGTCGTCGTCCGCCTCCCGGACCTGCTTCCAGGCCATGACGAGCAGCACGTCAACGCTGACGGGGTACGCCCACGCCTTCCAGCCACCCTGTCCCGCAGCCTCCGCAATGTCGTGGATGTGGGCGAAGGACAGAGCAGCGGCGATGATCGCCTGGATAAGGAGGGGGTCCCTCAGGTTCTTCATGGCTCCTCGGTTCGTGTGCATGGTTCGTGAGTGATGAGCGGAGCCCCCGTCACCGCAATTGACAGGGGCTCCAAGAGGTCTGAGTCAGGCAGGGAGCGGGGCCCACTTGAGACCCATCGCCTGAGTGCTAGTGATCCACGCGTCGAGCTTGACGCCTACCGTCTCCCACTCCTCTACCTCCAGGTCGTAGCCGTAGCCCGCGCGGCCGTAGTCCCGCACGTAGTCCGCCAGGGCCGCTATGCAGTTGTCACGGTTGCGCGGGGAGGTGACGACGCACTCCTGACCGGGCTTGCCGTAGTCGGTGACAACCGACCAGCCAAAGTGCGACACCTCAGCAATCCACACCGTGTAGCGGCCGTAGTGAGCCCAGTTGTACGCAACACGGGTAGCGCGGGCGCGGGGGATGGTCATCAGGTCGTCGACGGTGAGGGGGAGCATCGTCTCAGTCGTGGTGGTCATGTCGCTCTCCTCCGTTAGTGCCTCTCGCTGTGGCTCCATCATGGCATGGATGAGTCGACCACCACAACGCCTAGCGACAAACGTTTTGCGTTGCACCTGGCGGAGCCCCCGTCACCGCAATTGACAGGGGCTCCAAGAGCGTTGCTACGGCCGGCGCAGTCTCGGAAGGACCCCGTCGGGGCCGTAGTCGACGAACCCCTCCCGATCGCCGTCGACCATGCGGCACCGCAGGCGCTTTATGGGGCGCCCGAAGTAGTCCTCCCCGGCTTCAGCCGGGCGGATCACCTTCGCCTGCGGACGCTCGGGGTAGGCCACAACGTCGCCGACCTCGAAGGAATCACCCGACACGTAGTCGACTTCGGCAGGCTGCTCGACCGTCTTCGCCGCCTCGATCTCGAGCAGCTTGCGCGCGCACTGCTCGTGCAGCTTCACCATGTCCCGCGCCATGGCGAGCGTGGTCCGGAACGGGCTGCTGGGGCGGATGGTCGTGCGGCACATGGCGCGGTGCTCGCTGTCGAACGCGTGGGAGAGCTCCGGGTTGCTCTTCGTCGTCGCCCATATCTTGTC